ATGTGGCTATTCTTTGAAATGTGGTTCCTTTTTTCAATAACACATCGCCGGGCTTTAAATTTGGTTTACGACCAATGGTTTTATATTCTTTACGTATGCCCCATTTCATTCCAGGAACGCCATAATGTTTAAGTTCTTCGTCAATAACATATAGACGCATCATTTCATGGCTCATTCCGATCCTCCCTTCTGTTGTAAAGTATTAGATCGATTGGATTCAATCCCATTTTGAAGTTTGGGTTTACTCAAATGTTTCCTTGTTTAGCTTGTATGCTATCCAAGCATCCATTAAAGCGGCAACGCTATCAATCTTTTGTGCATGTCGCTTCTTAAGTAACTTACGGTTACCATTCGTATCCTCAAGAGTAATCGCATTACCCATGGCAAAAGACATTAATTCTTGGTCAAACACTAAGAATCTCTCTTCAGAAAGTGTTTTAAGTTCTCCAAGAGGGACCGATTCAGTCTTCACGCCTTGAATTACTTTCTCAATACCATAAGGACCATTCTCGGTCTCCCAACGGGCTACAAATTCCTTAGCATTGTATGGGTCAAACCCAAAACAACGAACATCGTATTGATTATCTTGTATGAATTTGTCAAGATCATCATAGACGTCCATCATGTCAAGAACTGTACATTCCAACACCATTAAAGAACCTTCTTCAATGAATTGGTCGTACTTAATACGCATTGCCCCTGGAAGCTTCATTAATGTGAGAGATGAAATATAACATCGCGTCTTAATTCCAAACTTCTCTCCTGGTAGAGGAAAGAGGAAAGTAAAGGCGCAGAAGTCATCTCCCTGCGAAAGGTCAGCACCCATTGCACAAGGCATAGACCAGAACTCTCTTTTCCGATGAGGTAGTGTCTCTTCATAAGTAAAGAAGTAGGTATAGCCTTCCATTGGAATACCAAACCGTTTTGCCAAAATATCGTTGCGCGTAGCCGGTGCATTCTCGGCGCGTTCAACATCAAGTTGGTAAGTCTCATATGTAACCGTCTTTCCAATATTGGGGTTAGCTTTCGGCCACATAGATGGGTCACTAACTTCTTGTATATCGTCAAGACGATAATACCAAATAGAAACATGAGGGTTTATGTATTCGCCCTTGAGTATATTCATGAGTTCCATTTTGATGGTGTCACCAGAACTATTGCGAACTGTACCTTCAGAACTCATGGCAATAATGAGATAATCATCCAACTTAGAAGCACCCTGTTCAATTGCTCCAACAACATCCTCACGAATATCGCCAGACAACCATTCATCAACAGTCGCTATTTTAGGTCTTAGGCCTTGTAGCTTATCTACACTCATTGGTCGAATTTCAAGTATCGAACCAGTTAGGAAGTTTTCAATTCCCTTCTTTGTTGACGCGAGTTTTACACGATTTGCTTTTGAACCGGTAGTATTTTGTAGCGAACCTTCTGTTAAGAATTGAAATAGAGGACCACGAGCACGAGTAATAGCGGTTCGAATTGGTGACATAACTTCATCAGCTTGTTTCATTGTTGGTGCTGTAGTAATCTGATGAGTCGTCGACGTATCAACATTAAGAAAGTAATTTTGTATGCAGGAACCATACATTGATTTAGCAGCACCACGAGCTACGATTAAGTACTGTTTATTAATTAAACGTTTCTTAATCATCTTACGGACATATCGACCACCGTGCCCATCAGCATTTGGCTCGTAGACACTTCGTTCGACAAAGTAGTACCATCCGAAGATCTGCTCAGACCAAAGTTTGAAGGTATCTAAAAGCATCAAATCAGCGCCGTCCGTAAGAGTCAGCTCACATTCACAATATTCGATGAAACCTTCGACTGCATCTTCATCGTAATAGACTCCCCGGTTTGCAATTAAGTCATCTATACGATTCATTTCCATTGAAATCTCTTTGCAGACGGGAATGCTTCCTCGTAAAACTTCTTCGCGAAACTGAGCGTAATACTTAGGAGTTGCTGTATTTGATAAGCCCATAAGTTACCTCCTTTCTTACGACTTAGTAATCGTTACCAATTAAGTGATTGTCCACGTGTCTTTTCCGTCTACTATTTTAATTGATCCATCATCATTGAGGATTATGGAATATTTATCTCCATATTTTTTACGTAATTCGGTAATCTTCGTTTTATTTCTAGAAGCTCTATCAGCAAAGATTTTACCTTTCTTAACTCTTCGCATTTTTTTTTTCAGAAGCTGATACACGAGTCGCTAATTGTGTAGACGTTCTACGTATACCCCACTTCATACCGAGAACACCGTAGTGAGCTAATGATTGGTTACGATTTTGTTCCATTTTAAAACCCTCCTTATGGCTTAGTAATCGCCTTCTTGATAGCTTGACCCATCGGAGTTGTACTTAGAGCATAAATGGACGCGACGGTTGTTCCTACAGCTAATACGGCCTTTGCCGCTTCCATTCCCTTCGTGTAATCACTAACGGTGAGATCGCGCAACTGTTTCTCAAGCTGCATTCTCTTTGTAAGATCTTGTAATTCTTTGGTAGACAGATTCCTATATCCTTTTGCTTTAATATCTCTTGATTTAAGATAGTCATCTGAACCTTTCTTTTGAGTTCCACTACCTTTACCAACGGTCCCATTAGGACCAGGCTTCCGACGAACGCCCCATTTCATTCCGAGGATTCCAAAGTGAGCAAGAGTTTCATCGGCCTTGTGATAGAGTGATTCGATTGGTACTTCAGTGCTTACCTCAGGTCTATCATATGGAACGGAGTTTCCAAAAGGACTATTAGGTGTGCTTTTCCGTTTCAAGTCACCAATCAAATTTTGAACTTCGTTTTCTTTCCTCAATCGAATAAGCAGTTCATCGAGTTCTCTGTCTGTCGCACTCTTGATTGATTTTGTTTTATCCGCCATTTTGACTTCCTCCTTCTGCTTGCCAGTTAAGTGTAACTTCAAGCTCTTTAATTTGATCTTTTATTGCATCAACTAAGTAACCCATTTGTGGAGGATCAAAGACAAGACGAACCTTGAGGTAAACATAGGTCTTAATTGCCTCGAGGTCTTTCTTTTCTCCAACGAAGTCCTCCCACATCTTAGTCTTGTCCTGAATAGAGAACCCCTCAGAAGGACCGATACCAAGTTGATTCAATCTGAACAACGCCGTGTTGATGTGAATTATAATATCGGTGTCAAAACTTGTATCGGTCTCATCTGGACCGAGGAGTTTTTTAATAGATGTTAATATACTGGTTTCCATAATTGGGTATCTCCTTTCCGGCGTTCTTGGGGAAGTTTAACTAACAACGATGAGTCTCCATAATGGATTGCATTACTTGTATCGTGTGAACAACAAATGAGGTTGTCGGGATCAAAGATTATGTCTCTACCAAACTCAATGTCTTCAATTGTAATTGGATTAATATGATGAACAATAATACGGCCAAAAATCTCTCTGTCAGTAATTGCCAAATCACAACCATTATCACGAATAATAATATCACGTCTTGTATGTTTCCATTCGGGTGATCGATAAAAGTTTTGATTAAGATATCGTTCAAATCCAAAAGTTTCTCGCCCAACTGCTCCACCAATTTTAAGATACTCAAAACGTTCTTCAAAAGTTTTGAGACGACAAAGTTCGGAATATGATTTAAACATCATCTTCATCACTCCTTCTATCACCGGAATATCTTCTCATTGCGTTAAGGGCGTTAACGTAGAGTTCCTCTACACGTTTTGCTGATTGAATGGATTCTGTCTTTGCTTTCTTCAATTCCAATTCTTGCTCAAGAAGGGCTAATTCTTTTCTTTCTTTCGTAGAACCAAGTTTTAAAAAATGTGTAGTCTCTTGTGAGCTTGCTGTCCCCTTCATTAGTCGTTTCTCAACGAGATCCATAGCTAAAGATATTAATTGATTCTCTCTTCCCTCTGGTGTGGTTGCCGGAGGTCTCTTTCTTGGTGAGTTTTGTTTTGGTCTTTCCGTAGTACTCAATACTTAAGACCCCCTTTCATAATAGTTTGGGTAGACTTTAGGGGGTCGATAAGATGCGGCAACCAGTAACCCTTGAAAGGAGTCCCGGCTCACCACCCCCGGAAAATTAATCGATGCCCGGCGCCGCACCTTAGCCACCCCCCCCCTAAAATTTTCCCTCGGAGAATTTTTTAGG